ACTTTTGAAAAAGGTCAATTAGACCATGAAAAGAGTAATTTCAATTTGTTGAACACGGAGGAATAATTTATGAAATTTGTACAATTAAATGAACAAAAATTATTAGAAAAAACTCCTGTACCACCAGGGGTAGTTTCCCCTGAAGTTCTAGGGTTTTTAGAAGAGGGAGATTATCAAAAAGCTTTTGAAGCTGTTGCAGGCTCTGTAGGTGGTGGTGAAGAGGGTTCTCCACAAAATGTTGTTTTAAACAAGTATATGGAGGATATGTTTCCAGGAGTAGAGTTAGACAAGATAAAAGATTTTAGAGATTACTTAGAGAAACTTGTCATAGAAACAGGATTCAATAATAACCCAGTTATAATATTTCTACAAGGATTCTTAAAGAACTCAAGTTTATCCAGAAAAGGATTTATAACTCTTAATAACCTCTATGCTAATGATAATATAGAATCTGTTGATTTTCTATCATCAGATATTACCTCGTTATTAAAATCAGACTTATTTGAAAAGGGGACAGACAATGCTGCGACTATTATAGACTTATATAAACAGTTGCTGTACTCTTATGATGACCTTAACATTGAAGAGATGGAAGCACTTCAAGGTGAACAAGTACCATTCTTAAAATTAAATTGGGATGATAGGGGTGGATTAAAAGATAAACAATCCAAACAAAATCTTGCAGACATGGTTATTTTCAGACCTGGGTTAATAAATAAACAAGTTGATACCGTAGAAAACATTAAAAACAAAATATTAAAATTAAGAACAAGAAACGTGAGAACGGGAAGAGAAACATCTGATGCAGAAAATAGAGGACCTGTAAAAGTAGTAGGTAGAGTAGCTACTGAGTTGGATGATTCTCAGAGGGATAAATTTGACAATATGTTTAAGGGGGTAAGTTCCAGAGATGTACCTGCTATGATGAGGTACTTGAAGGATAAAAAATTAGTAGGTTAAAACATGAAACTTATTATAGATACACAAGATGAAAACTTTGCAAAAGTTTATATCCCACAAGTATTGACGGAATACGTTATTACTAAGTACCGTGATGCAAGTGCAAAAAAACTGAATGCTTATCTTGAGGGATTTAATGTAAAACAAACAGTAAGAACCATTCTATTGTACGCTGTGGAAACATTAAAAATTAGACAAGAAGGTAAAGAATATATCTTGGAAGTTGATAAAAATAAAAATGTGCCCAATACAGTATTTAGTTTAGAGACAGTGGTAAACTTAATAACATATGGTGCTGTAGATGTTAAAGGATATGATATCATGTTAAAAGCCTTCAATTTTGTAAGTAAAAAACTAAACATGCTTAAAAGAATATATGCCGCTAAAGAAAAAGAAAAAGGAGAATAGTAATGTCAATTGGTCTAATCGATGATGCCTTATATACCAAGATTCAAAGTTGGATTAAAGACCCCAACCTTGTGTTTTTAAAACCTAATGAAACATTAAGGCTTTTTCAAACTGTTGCTGACCAAACAAATGATAAACCTATAACCTTACCTTTAATTGCTCTAAGCAGAGATAATGACATTGAAATATTACAAACCAATAAAAAACCATTATCTTTTAGTGGAAGAATACTTGGTGCAAATAGTAAAAACATTCAGTTGCTTAACGGTATACCTATTGAAGTAAGTTATCAATTAGATATCTATACAAGGGGATTTGCTGAGGGTGATGAGTATCTTAGAAACTTTATATTTAACTTTGTTAACCATCCAAGAATGACAATTACTATACCATATAATAAAATTAATTTTAAACACACGGCAAACGTAAGAGTAAATGCTACAGTTACAGATACTAGTGATATCCCACAAAGATTGTTCTCCGGTCAATTCACTCGGTGGACAATCAAACTAAATGTAGATGATTGCTACATATTTAGTGTCCCAACTAACACCACACCTTCATTGGAACTCGGGACAGTGGAAATTGCAGATGTAGAGCTTAGGGAGGCACAGTCTGAGGATATTGAGACAGGTGAGATAAAAACTGTGGAATATTAGGGGGTAAAGGTCAATAAATGTAGGAACTATTAAAATGAAAGAAATCTAAATTATATGAATATTTACATGCTAAATTATGTGAATTACGAGAATTACTTAAAAAACTAAATTAAGGAGAAAAGTAATATATGCCAAAAATCAAAATTACAGAACAGGACTTAACGATAGGTGTTCCAGCCCAAGCTGACAATATCGTATTTGTTCCTATCAAAGTTGCGGATTCCAGTGAATTCGGTGCCTTTGAACCGACGTTGGTTTCAACCGTTGCTCAACTATCAGCATTATGCCCAGAAGCTAATGCAGAAGACAATGGCTGGATTATTGTTAAAAGACTATTAGAATTAGGATTAGTTATTCTTGTTCAAGGTATCCTTACAGATTTAAGTGAGGTCGATTGGACAGTTACAGGTTTAGCCGATAAATCTAAATATGACATTCGATTCTTAACGGCTGGTGACTTTGACCATGACACAACAAACAGTGCTGGTGATGTCATCGATGACGGTGTGAATAGTGATATGATGCTCTGTGCCCAATTACGTGGTGACTGTGTTGCTTTATGTGACCATGAAAGAGGTTTAACTGATTCAGCGGATATCAAAATCTATGCTGGGACAGTTGGAGAAGAGGGTTCTTTCGGTGCGATGTTCTCACCTTGGGCTAACTTTACAGAAGCTGGTGAAACAATTACATTACCTGGTTCCTATTCATTCTTAGCTGCTTATGCAGTTTCCTCAAGAACCAATCCTACATGGATTGCTGTTGCTGGTGCTGCTAGAGGTATTGTTCCGGGATTAATCGAACCAATTGCAAACTTCGGTTCTTATGACATTAATGTGTTGCAAGGACGTAGTACAGATGAATCTGACTTAGATACAAATGAAGGTGTTGCAATTAACCCAATCTGTTTTGTGAGACCTTTCGGAACATTAATCTGGGGTAACAGAACAATGAAGAATAACGTGAGTGGAACAACAGCCTTATCGTTCCTCAACGTTCGTAACTTAGTTTCAGAATTAAAGAAAGTATTATACAGAACAGCCCGTGGATTAACATTTGAACCCAACAGTGATGTCTTATGGGTTCAATTCAGTTCGTTAATCTATCCAGTGCTTGACAGAATGTTAGCTGGAAATGGTATTAGTGGTTATAAATTAATAAAACAACCTACAACAGCCAAAGCAAGACTTAAAGCTGCGATTAGAATCGTTCCAATCGAAGCAGTTGAAGACTTTGAGTTAACAGTTGTTTTGGAAGATGAAGGTGCAACAGTTGCAGAATAATAAATAAGGAGAAATAAGATAATATGGAAAATAAAGAAAAACAACATGTTAATGCTGATGCGGAAGTAAAAATTATTGAAGCAAAGACAAAAACAGCAAAAGAACAAGCCAGTAAACGTATTGGTTTATGGGGATTACCTACACTCATTATTTTAGTGGGTATGGCTATCTTTAGTTCCTTGTTGTTAGATACAGCAGCTTTACCGGCTGTTATCGGTTTAACATCTTCTGTATCAATGGCCTTAATTACCTTATTACAAGGTATAACAGGTGTTAAAGACGATACGGCAAAGCCTGAAAAAACAAAAATAGGTGTTTCGGATGAAGGTGTTAAAATCTCCTCTGCTGATACTGAAATTGAAACAAAACCAACTAAGGAATAGGAGAAAAATATGGCAAACGAATTTGGTACATTACACATCAGTACAAATCAAGCAGCTTACGAAATTGCTCGTTCAAATAACTTTGAATTTATCGTAACAGGTGTTGAAGATTTGTTAAATGCTGGTGTCGCTGCAGATGCAGCAGCAGAAGGTGATAGAACACCTGCAGCAGCAAACGATACAGTTAGATTATCCGTGGTTAGAGCATTTGTTCCTAACTTCGCTCAAGAAGAAATTATGATTCAACGTGGTAACGCAAAAATTTATGCTGCTGGGGTCCCAACTTTTGAAGCAGGAAACCTTGTGGTTAATGACTTTATCGGTTTAAACACAAAATCTGTTTTATTAGCGTGGCAAAGATTGTGCTATGACATTACAACTGAAAGAGTTGGACGTATGGCAGATTACAAGAAAACATGCACCCTGATTGAATACACACCTGACTACCAAGAAGTCCGTAAATGGAGATTAGAAGGTTGCTGGGTTAAAGGAATAACAGAAAACGAATTCAACATGGAAGATGCAAGTAAGAGACAAATTACTGCCAACATTCGTTTTGATAGGGCAATCCCGATTAACGACGTAGAATAAGACCTACAGATTATGGAAGTCATTATTAATCAGTTAAAAACTGACGGAATGCTTATCTTGCTAGCGTTATTACATACAGGGTTAATTGCTTCCATAGCAGTGTCATTAGTAAGGATACTTAGAAATAGAAAATAAAACTTAAATAAAAGGAATCTAGAAATAGATTCTTTTTTATTTTATAAAATTTATAAATTTTATAATGCTAAATTATGTGAAAGGAAAAGGTTTTAAAAATGTCAAATATCAAAATTGAAGAAACCACCAAACAAGTACCAAAGAAACTTGTTGCACTAGAAATGTCTAAAGATATGTGGAAGCAACTAAGACTAGAAGCAGTATTTAACGACCTTTCATTTTCAGCCATGGTTAGGCTAATTATTGCTAAGTACTTCAGAGAAACAGATGCTAAATTAAGAGAGGAAGAAAATAAAGATGAGTAAATCAAATTACACAATTTCAGAATCATATACATTACCTTCAAAGGGATTAATTTATGATAAACCAGTTGACCCTGATTTTACGATTAGGTCAATGACTACTGCTGAAGAAATGAGAAGATTATCCCCAACGGAAACTCCTTATAAAGTCATGTCAGAAATTATTGAGGATTGCCTTATTAAGAAGTTTGAAATCCCTGTGTATGATTTATGTATAGGTGATTATCAATTCTTACTTCACAAGCTTAGAATCGTTACATACGGGCCACAATATAAGATGGCAATACAATGTCCAAATTGTGGTGAAGTATCGATATCCAATGTCAGCTTAGATTCTTTACATGTTTATGAGCATGAAGAATCATTCGGAGAATCTACGGTAATTAACTTACCACAATCCGGAAAAAGAATTGAACTTAAGATTCAAACTCCCAGAGTTATTGAAGAGATATCCCTTAAAACAAAGGATATTAAAAAGAGAATGAAGGATTCGGTTATTGACCCATCTTTCCTTGTTACACTTCAATCTATTATCAAAACGGTAGATGGTCAAGTATTGACTGAAACAGCGTTAGATTCATTTGTTAGAAAACTTCCTATGAAAGATGCAAACATCTTATTACAAACAGCGAAAAAACTTAATGCAAAGGTAGGCCTTGACACTGAAGTGACAGCGAAGTGCGGCTCATGTGGTTACGATGTGGTGACCACGTTTCGCTTCACATCTGAATTTTTTGGACCCACAGTTGACTGATAATGGGAAACCTTACGGTCCTTGGAGATACAAGCAAATAGTTAAAGAGTGCTACATTATTACAAAAAACACAAACACACCATATTCTGACATATTAAATATGACACCAACAGAAAGGGAATTGATGATTGAATTCTTGTCAGAGGACTTCAAAAAACAACAGGAACACATAGAGCAGGCTAAAAAGAATAGAAACACTTAAAAAGGAGAGGAGTTAAAATGGCAAGAGACATCAGAAAGCCTAGTGCGATAGAAGAAATTATAGATGTAGAAAAGTCTATAATTGACGCTAGTAATGCCTATGAACAGGCAAAACGCAAACAGGTTGTTGAAAATAAGAAAAAGCAAGAAGAAGCTCTTGTCAATTTTAGACTTAAGCTCGAAAAAGAGAATATTAAAGTAACTGAAAAAATGCAGCAAGAATTTCTTAAACAATATCTTGCTGTCAGAAGAGCTGAAGAAACAAAATTTCTTAGGGATAGATTTGTTCAAGAAAAAAAGAATCAAATAGAGTTTTATAAAGAAACATCTAAACTAGAAGAAAATAAAAGAAAGTTACAAGACCAACAATTACAGAAAGAATTAGAGATTGCTAAGTTACGCTCTAAAGTAGTTTTAGATGAAAAGGGAAACATCGTAGGTGAAAAATCTGCCTCAAAACAATTTCAAGATAATCTTAGAGCAGATTTAAGGGAATTAGGTTCTAGTATTGGTAAAAGTTTAATTAGTATTGGGGACAAATTAAGTGGAGAAGTAAATGCCGTTATTTCAACATTTGCTCAATATCAAAGTTCTATTAATACAAGATTACAAGGAACTAGTTCAACATTTCAATCTGTTCAAAGAAATTTAACTTCAGGTTTAGGCACAAGTCCTTTTGTTAGAACATCTGCTGTTTTGGAAAGTTTAAGTGAACTTGTTTCTCAAGGCATTGCTTTTAATATTGAACAAAGGGCATTTTTAGGTTCTTTAAGTGATAAGATTGCTACTACCTTTGATGTTGCCAATTCTTCCTTATTAAGAATAGTAAGGTTGCAACAAGAAGACTCTACAGCATCCCGTTTAGGTCTTGAGGCTGGATTAACAAGATATTTTAATGAGATGTTTCAAGATACATCTTATTTATCACAAACTTTTGATAGCGTAACTGATGCTTTAGTTGAGGCCACATCTCAAATGGGAACCAAACAATCAGTTGAATTTGAATATATTGTTCAAAAATGGTTAGGTTCATTAAGTGCTGTAGGTACAAGTGAAAATACAATTAGAACACTTGCTGAAGCAATTGGATTCTTAGGTGCTGGTAACGTTACTGCTTTAAATGCAAGTAGCATGCAAAATCTTTTAGTCATGGCTGCCTCGAGAGCAGGATTGGATTATTCTTCTATTTTAACAGAAGGGTTAAATGCTTACAACACAAATACATTATTACAAGCTGTTGTAGGGTATATGCAAGAAATAGGTCAAGGAAGTAATCAAGTTGTTAAATCACAATTTGCTCAAGCTTTCGGATTATCTATATCAGACTTAACAGCAGCAGCAAATATTGCTACTGATTTAGATTCCATTACAGCCAACATGATGTCTTTCAGTGGAACCATTGATGAATTAGGATTTCAATTAGGGGAAATAAGTGGTCGTGTTTCTATTGCTGAAAAAATTCAAAACGTAATGTCAAATATAAAATTCGCTATTGGGCAAGGTATTGCTGAAGATGCAACAATGGCTGGTCTTTTTTCGCTAACAGATTTAATTCAAAATGTTACTGGTGGTATTGCAATTCCCGCAATAAGTATTATGGGTAATATGATTGATTTAAATACTACAGTTGAAAATTTAATTAAAACAGGTTTAGTTGGTATGTCTACGCTTTCTAAATTACCTGATTTATTCACAGGTTTAGGTTCAGCAAATAACTTTGCTCAAATGATGGGTTCTTTTGGTATTGGCTATAACCCCTCAGAAACGGATTTAAGGGGAAGAACAAGGAGAACAGGTACAGGTTTAGGAAGATTTTCACGTGGTTTTGGAACTTCAGAAACATCTATTATCGGTACTGGTGATGCTGAAGGTATTGCTGCATTTGAAGTAATGAAAGCAAGAGCTCCTGCTGAAGTTCAACAAGAACAAGCAGCAAAAGACCAAAAGACATCAAATGATATATTTAATTATTTAGTATACTTACTTGACCCTAAGTTAAGTACAATGACTCAACT